TTTAGAAGAAATCCAGTGCTCAGTCCAAGGAAGTGGATTATTCTTAGAAGAAATATCATAGATCGGTTTCAATCCAATCGCCTTCATACGACGATTGGCAATCCATTCAACATAAGAACTAAGAAGTTTTTGGTTCAATCCAATCATTGATCCATCCTGGAACAAATACTCTGCCCATTCTTTTTCCTGATCAACTGCTGTTCTAAACATAGAAACGATATTTTCTTCTTCTTCCTTAGCAATTTGCTGCATATCAGGATCGTCACCTTCTTTCCACTTATTCAAAATGTTTTGAGTAAGAACAAGGTGTTGATTTTCATCACGAGCAATCAATGAAATAATCTTTGCAGATCCTTCCATTACTTTTAGTTCACCAAAAGCAAATGAACATGCAAAGGAAACGTAAAAACGAATACCTTCAAGAATATTGACGTTAGCAACTGCTCTATAAAGTTTACGCTTTAGTTCATATAGATCATTTCTAGCAGAAGGAACTCCTTCGTTTACAAACTTCCATTGATTACTACTATCATATGCATGAGCTGCATTGATAAAATCGTTATATGCTTCAGTTACAGACTTAGCACGATCTAAAATCTTTTGATCTTCTAAGATTGTATCAAAGACTTCGGAAGGATCTGCATAAACGTTCTTGATGATGTAGGTATAAGAACGACTATGGATCATCTCCATAAATTCCCATACCTTCATAGCACCTTCTAGTTCTGGTAGTGAGCAGTATGGAGCAAATGCCATACTAGGTCCACGACCTTGAACACTATCAAGAAGAACTTGATACTTTAGATTAGAAGTAAAGATGTGTTTTTGTTCTTGTCTTAGTGTCTGGTAGTCACTACGATCCTTTTGCAAGGATACCTCTTCTGGACGCCAGAAGTAACTAAGTTGTTGATTAGTTAGTTTTTCAAATACTGGATATTTGTAGCTATCGTATCTTTGAATACCTAATGGTTGTCCAAAGAACATTGGTTCTTTTTTTGTATCAACTTGAGCATCATTAAAAACGGTCATACCGTCGATGGCCATTTTTGTTGTTTGCGGTGGGTTGATCCTAAATTTATTAGATTTTACACGTTTCGCAGTCTTCTTCATCGGTATTCAAAAGTTCAGATATTAGTGAATTTATGTCAGATTTATTATCTATTTCGTCGCTCTTATTATCATAAGTATTTTGATAGTAACTGGTTTTCCAACCGTACTTATATGTAGTCAAGAAGTCTTGTGCCATGACAGAAACTGGAACTTCATTGTCTGCATAATTTTGTGGATTGTAAGCCCAGTTACCAGAGATCGCTTGATCAAAAAACTTTTGCATTACAGCAACAGTATTGATATAACCACGGTTACTGGGCATATCCCAAAGAAGCGTATAATTGTTCTTGAGGGTATTATATTGGGGAACAATCTGTTTGAGTGGTCCCTTCTTAGACTTCTTAACGGACAAGTAGTCTCTAGGAGGCTCAATTCCATTTGTTGCGTTTGACACAACGGAACTGCTCTCCGATGGCATCTGTGCGGACAGTGTTGAGTGCCTAAGTCCATGTTCCACGATGGATGTTCTAATACTTTCCCAATCATGCTGGTACTCTATGGAGGAAATTTCATCGACATCCTTCTTATATGTATCGATTGGCAAAATACCATCTGCATACTTTGTATTCTGGAATGCCGAACATGCTCCTTTTTCTTTTGCCAACTGATTAGAAGACTTCAATAGGAAGTATTGGAAACTCTCAGAAAGTCCGTGAACAGCATCCCATGCTTCTTGACTATCATACTTGCATCCAAGTTTAGCAAGATAATGTGCTAGACCAATAAATCCAACGCCAAGAGATCTACGTGCTTTGGTTCCTCTTTCAGCAGCAATAATTGGATATTGCTGATAGTCAATTAGTTCATCTAGAGCACGTACAGACAAGTCACAAAGATTTTCTAGTTCCTCATCAGACTTTACTTTACCTACGTTGATTGCAGAAAGAATACATAGAGCAATTTCACCATCACCATCAATATGCTGAAGTGGTTTGGTTGGAAGGGTAATTTCTTGACACAGATTGCTCATCTCAATTTTGTCCTTGAAGGATGAATGAGAATTGCAATGGTCAATATTCATAATATAGACACGACCCGTCTCAGCACGTTCTTTGAGGAGATCAAGAATAAGTTCTTGCGCCCTGACAGTCTTTTTCGGAATGGACGGATCGTTCTCATACTGTACGTAGAGATCATCAAACTCAGGGAACCCGAAACTATCATATAGTCCAGGTACATCATGCGGGGAGAAAAGCGTAATCTCGCCGTCTTGAATAAATCTTTCGTAAAAGATTTTGCTGATTTGAATGGAATAGTCAAGTTTTCTAACACGATTATCTTCAGTTCCTTTATTATTTTTTAGTACAATAATATCTTCTATTTCTTGGTGCCAGATTGGGAAGTGTACTGTCGCGGATCCACCTCGTATGCCATTTTGCGTGCAACATCTGACAGTCGCTTCAAACTTTTTGAGAAACGGTACAACGCCAGTATGTGTAACTTCTCCGCCTCTGATTTTACTGTTGATGCCACGGATACGACCTGCGTTGATACCGATGCCCGCACGTTGTGCGACATATCTGCCAATAGCCATATCACTGCTAAAGATGCTATCGAGGGTGTCATCAACATCAACAAGAACACAGCTAGCGAATTGTCTAAGTGGCGTCCTAACGCCTGCCATAATGGGGGTAGGGATGTTGATTTTGTGCTTGCTGATCGCGTCGTAGTATCGTTTGACATATGACAGTCTGGTTTCATGGGGATATTCTGCAAAGATTGTCATCGAAATCAACATGTACATGAACTGTGGAAGTTCAAAAATCTTTGATGAACTTCTGTCTTGTACAAGATACTTGTCTACTACTTGTCGTAATCCTGCATAAGTGAATAAGTAATCACGATCATGATTGATAAAGGTATCAATCTTATCAATCTCTGCTTCGCTGTATTTAGAAAGAATTTCTTCATCGTAAACACCAACATCAACACACTTGTTGATATGCTCTTTCAAAGAAATGATTTCCTTTCTTCTTCCACACAATTGCTTCCTGATTGCAAACAGAAGCAATCTTGCTGCTACAAATTGATAGTTTGGGTTTTCTAAATCAATCAAATCCGAAGCACTACGGATCAAAATTTCTTGGATCTCGCCCGTAGTGATACCATCATAGAACTGAATACCCGAATTGATCTCTACCTGCGATGCAGAAACCCCTGCAAGGTCCTTGCACGCTTCTTCTACCATTACATGTAGTTTATCTAGGTTCAGATCTTCAGTAGATCCGTCTCGCTTTTTGACTGTTATTCCGTTGCTCATTCTTCTTCCAGTTAGTGAACTTTAGGTTTGCTTGTAATCCTGAGTAAGTATTCAATTCTACCACTTGTTGAACATTATGTCCAGACAAAACCATATCATTGATATCTTTTTGAGTTATTGATGATGGCCAAATGACAACTTTTTGTCCAGTTTCGATAGTGCGGGAAATTCTTGATACAATTTCTGTATTGCGTGGTTCGTTATCATAAATGTAAACACAGTCACTGATACCCCACAATACAGGATTAGCATCAGCTCCACACATTGCAATCGAATTTTTGATAAACGTGCTGTCAAATGGACCTTCCGTAATATAAACTGTCTCATCTTTATTTACAGTATCAAGACCATAAGCCTTGGGAGCATCTTCATCAAGCATAATAGTAAGATATTTAGGTTGTGCCCAAGGATCAAGACTTCTGCCCTGAAAACCTATAAGTTGTTTTTGTTCGTTATAGAGAGGAATGATAATTCTCGCATGATCATTACGAATATCATCAAAAGTATGCTTGAGTTTATTGGTGAACTCTTTGAATTTTTCTGCGTAGAAAAAATTTATAGGATTAATTTTTCTTTTTTTTAGATAATCACTTGATCTTGGATTTTCGGATGCTTTTGGTAGATTGATCTTTGTCTTTTTTACAAAGACTGGTTGTTTGAACTCAAACTTTGGTTCTGGTGTGTTTGTGGATCTTCCAGTTAGACCTTCCTTATATCGTTCAAGAACATATTGATCATATAAAGACTGGTCAATGTCTTTTAGGAAATATGTAAAAGACTTTGAAACCCCACAATTATGACATTTGAAATTATAATCAGATTTCTGCTGGTAGAAATATCCTCTAGTTCTATTTTTATTCCTTTTGGAGTCGCCACAATAAGGGCATCGAAAGGTATAAAGGTTTTCTTTTCTTTTAGAGAATTTTTCTAGACGTGCGGAAACCAGACCAATGTATTTGTGGTCAACAAAAATCATCTAATATTTGCTGGTTGATTATCCATTCTACCCTGAATGTTCTCGCCTGTCAATATGCCTGAGGCAAGTGATACTACCGTCGTGACAATAAAACCAGCTGCCAATCCAACCCCAACCGCGATCCACTTGAACTTTTTTAGATCCTCAATCTTAGTATCTACAGCATCAATGCGATCACTCAAATCTACATCTTCAGCTTCAAGATTTTCCTTGACTTCCCTGATCATCTCGATCATAAGGATTTCTGTTTTATTATGTTGCTCTAGTTTCTCATTATGAACTGCTAACATCTTTGAAACGTTTTCAACTGCATCCTTCATCACTTGGATAGCAGCATCTACCTTTTGAATAAGATGTTCTTGGTAGTCGGATCTCTGTTCCAATACGGCTACCTTACTTTTTACTTCTGTGTTTCCTAGCATTTTTGATATCTTGCAGACGTTTGCGGTAAAACAAATTCAATTTTTTACCATACTTACGTCTCAAATCCATTACAGGATCATAACCTGCAACAGGACCTTCATCCTGCGCTTGGTTACTGAAACCTGGCTTTCCTGTTTTTCCAGGGTCGGTAACCATCATATTCTCTCTAATAATATTTATTATCCGATCGAGTTTCATCAGATTGTATTGAGAATACGATTACATTCATCATGAATTGGAATATTGTCTAATCCTGACTTTGGATAAACTGGTATCCTATTCAAGAAAACAAGGAACGTTTTTATAAGAGACCAATATTCCTTTTCAATTTTGAAAAATAACAAAGGCACAGTTGCTTCACCAAAGACGTTGAAGCATATGATCATGTGGTTCAAAATCAAATGATGTCTCAATTCATTCTGCTCTTGATATTTCTTCAGCAGTCTTTTGATATATTTGAAACGTTTCAAATCTTCCTCAAATTCTTCCATAGTGGAAGCATGAGGATTATCATAATATTTTATAGCAAATAGAAGATGATTATCTTCATTCAATTCATCAAACTTCATTTATTACTTATTTGTTGGGTATGCAATTCCTCTGTCGCCAGTTGTGATGCCTGATGTTGCAACAAGAACTTCTGTTTTTACTCTTGCACGACCATGCATATCAGTATATGTAGTAACACCAACCCATCCTTGATGGGCAAATCCACTATATCCTACAGCAACATATTGTGCAGATGTAGAAATACCATAAACTTGCTTATCATATCCATCAACAAATCGCTTGAATGTCAACGAAGCACCAGTTGCAATTCCAGTAGAAATTGTTGAAGCAAGTGAAATGGTTGAACTTCCAATTGTACTAATAACAAGATTGTTTGCACCATTTAGAAGTGTGTCCCCAGTGCGAACATCATTACTACCAATTACAACTGGAATAATGTTGGTGCCGATACCAGCATTGGTTGTTGCAGTTCCAACGAAAGGAAGTGCGGTTAGTGTTTGAGCAGCATCTCTTTGATTACTATAGCTAAAATCACCAACAGTGTATAGTGGAAGTTCACTAATGTAGTAGTCGGTAGCAGCAATAGAAACGCTACTTAGACCCATAGTGGATCCAATAGTTAGTTGTGTTGTGCTTGCGATGCCAACGATTACAGCATCTCCAAAGTACGTACCACCGCCACCACGAACACCAAATCTGATAACATCTCCAGTTTTTGCTGCACCAGCATTGCCGAATGAAGTGCCGCTTCCTGTTACGATCCAGTTACTTCCAACTAGTGAAAGAGACACTGTACCGTTTGATCCAATGTTATCGTTAGTACCCCAGAGTGCCATCTGTTTTTCCGTTTATTTGCTTGAAATATTTATAAAAATACCACAACCGAAGTTGTGGCAAGGTTAGTTTATTTATTTACTTCTTCAGTGCAGTTCTAAGAAAATGAGATATAAAATCAATTATACTATTTTCTTCAAACCTTTTGGTCTTTGCTAACCACTCAGATGCAGCAAGCAAAAATCCCAATACGATTGTAAACCCCCAGTTAGTAACTAGGCAAGTGATCATTTTTGTGGAGCAAATAATTTTTCTTTGACAATGGCAAGAACAACATCATCGATTGAGTTATCAGTTGTTCTTACATACTTTTCTAGAAGATCGATAACCATTTTCTTTACAACTGTATGCGTTGCAACTGAAATGACTATTGGTTTTACTACGCTTACTAATAAGTCTCTCATGATAATCTCCGAATACTATACAAAATTATTTATCGATACTTCCACTTACCAGACTTATCTTGAACTGTTCCGTATCTTGGATCGTCCTCAATTCTTGGACGACGTGGACGTGGTTTGTATCTAACTGACTTATTATGTGCTTTTACATCTGGACGATCATCTCTTTCACCAGGTTCATCCATTTCTCTTTCAGTAACTAAATTTTCTTTCATTGCCTTATTGGCTTTCATTGCAAGAGTATCTTTCTTCTGCCCAGTCTTCAAAGATCTATTTGCCTCTGGTGCTGCTGCTTTTGGTGCTGCTTTGGTTTTGGAAGTACCAGTTCCTTTCTTACTAAATCCAGCAAGGATCTTATCAGCCTCTGCTTCTAGTTTTGATTTTTTAGTTCTTTCTTGCTCTTGTTTTTTTCTTCCAGCAGCAGTCTGCATACTCTTCATTCTTTCTGAAGCTGGACGAAGTGCTTCATCAAGATAGTAATCTAGTTCAAGTTCAAGTGCTTCATTGTGCTTTGGTGATTGACCGATGCGATCAAATCTTTCCTTTTCCTTTTGTCTGGTGATTGCACTTACAATGTTGGAAGACTTCTTTTGTGCATCCTCTTTCTTCTTACCCTTAGAAGAAAGTGCAGTGCGTGCTAAATTTCCTGCACGACGATACATTTTGCTTTCTTTTTCACGATCAATCTCCTTATATCCTTCTTCAATGTCAGGGTGTGGTGCATAAAGAGGACCTTCATAGTTCCCAGCAAACTGCTCCATCGCTTTCTTACGAATAGTAGCAAAGTAAACTTGCTTACCCTTCTCAGTACCATACTGCTTCTTCATCGAAGACTTCATGCCAGATGGATCATACTTTTTCTTTAGCGTCTTTTCCTTTTGCATCTCACCAGAAGTCATTTCCCTTTCAGAAATTTCTTCACCTTCTGGTTCATAAGAATTTTTCAAACTATCAATTGCTTTTTGAGTTTGTTGATTTCTTTGATTTAGTTTATCAGCAACTCCCTTTGCTTTGTCATAAACCATCTTACCAGCAACTGCAGTTCCTGCAGCAAGACCTGCTTTGATACCAAGACCTACCAAAGGATTTTCGCTTAGAGTTTCTTCAGTCTTTAGATCTGGATTGATTGTAATTTTATTTTTGATACCTTTCTTAGGTTTCATTGGACCGCTTCCGCAGTCTTCTTCAATAAAAAAACCGAGATCAGACCTCCAATCAGAATGTTCCTTTCTCATTTCCTTGTAACGCTTTGCAGTAGCAGGTTCTTTGCCACTTTCCAATTTTTCAATTTCCTTTTGCATTGCCTTATATCCTCTATCATACCCACCACCAGGTCTCATACCGCCACCAACTTTACGCTCCTCACTTTTCATTTTCTTTTTCTTGCCACCCATCTGGTCCTTACCAGTTGCACCAGCAATTACATCCCCACGGGTAACTTTGTCATAAGGAGGATAATTGTTTGCTAGATTTCCATCGCCCTTCTTTTCCTCAAGATGAGGACGACGAAGATCTTCAAAAGACTGTTCCCAGATGTTCATTGGATGGACTTATACGTTTCTGTATTTATTTATTGCAACGAGTAAGTATCATAATCAAGTTTCACTTCAGTAATCCAAGATCTAAAAGTGTTATTGTTTTCATCAAGGCAAATAACATGATTTGCTCCACGCCTTATAATAACTCCAGAGCATTTTTTAGTTTCTACAAGTTCTCCTTCCCTAAAGATGTCTCCAGCAATATATTGTTCTCTAATAGATCTTTCATCTACAGGAATTATATTCATCATTATATAACGATATAATTGCCCATTTTGTTCTAAAGCAAGTTTAGCAATTTCTTGTGCTCTGCTCTTTCTGACTACAATATTGATTGCATTATATCCACTTTCATAAATGGATTGAAGAACATCATAGATTGTTTCAGCATTCTCATCATCAATTATTACATCACCATAAGTTTCCTTTAGTCTAGCAATATCTGCATCCCTACTTGGGAAAATATAATATGGAGATCCTTGAGAAGTTTCTTCTACTGCTGCTAAAATATTATTAGTAACTTCATCGTTATCAAACTTATCAAAAGCAATAGTCAATGGCTCCTTGCGTGCCATTGCATCAAATTCTTGTCTTGCTCTTTGATTTTGAACTACCTGTTGCAGTCTTTCATAATCTGCTGTTCGTGCAGCAGTTGTAGAAGTTTCAGATCCACTCGTTTTACTCGTTGTGCTACCACCAGTATTTGATGTTGACTTGGAAGACTTTTCTCCATCTTTATCATCACCCGCTTTTGGGGTGAACATCTTGAGTTGACCCTTTACAGTTTTAGCTTTTAATGTTCCTTGTTTATCGTACCAATCACCATGCCCGTTTCCTACCAATCCCAAACGCTTTGCTTGCTGCGATGCTTGGGTGGTTCGTGCTTCTAGGATAAACTGGTTGAACTGCTTCACTGATTTTCTGATAGATTTGAGTTTTATTTTTCTCAATAAACGCTAATCCTAGCGTCTTATACTGCAAATATTTAGTCTTGTCTTCTTTGTAGTTCTCAATAGATGCAATATAAAATCGCATAAAATCTTCAATTTCACGCTTCATAATTTGCTTTCGTCTTCTTAGAAACTTATATGAAGTGATCAGTTCATCTATAAGTTCATTCATGATACTGGTTCAATTCTAATAACTGCTTCATTCAATCTTACTCCTGAAGGATCCTTTCCGCGACCCTTTAGGCGAATATCAACATAGGTTTTATCGGCAATTTCATTTACTAACTTATCGTCTATTGGTTTTAGTTCTCTTTCATTTAGAATATAGTTAGCAGTCTTATCATTGTTTTTTCCAAAAAGTGATTCACCAGTCAAAGATTCCCTTACAAGTTCTCTTTTGAAGACTAAAAATAATTTATCACCTTCAGGATTTTTTCTAGATCCTAAAATTCCTTGAAGTCTTTCATTCAATCCACCAGTTCTTTTTGCTTGATCAAGCAATGCTTTCATTACTGGTTGTGGTTGTTTCTTTGGACCCTCACCTAAAGTTTGTGATAGTTCATCAAGAACCATAGCTACTTGTTTTACTTCTGCTGCTCCCATTCCGCCTACCATAGCAACTTTGAATAAAACATTATTCAAAACATTTACGGTTCCTTGAATTCCAGAACTAGAAAGTTGATATGCATCTCCCCATTTCATAGAGCATCTATATTTCATACCATTTTTTATAAAAAGAACATCAGTCTTTGGCTCTGGACTGGATCCACCAAGTTGCCTAAAAGACTTATAAAATTGTTGAGGATTAGATGGTTCAATCTTATCCATCATCGCATTAGCAGCTGATTGAACTGCTTGTTCTATTGGTTGAAATGATAATTTACGTATTTCACTTTCTTCGCCAAGAGTAGGGTTATCGATCCTACTATAAGCTGCAAGCATGATAGCGTACTCAAATTGTTTTCCCCTATCGATCGCCATAAAAATACCCCTCTCCAGATATTTAGAGCAGGGGTTTCTTTCCATTCCAGTATTCAACAATAGGATGCTGAGACACATCCAACTCATGATTTTTTGGTTGTTGATGGAGTATTGCTAAAGCATGATCTTCTCTTAGCACTAAACTATTTTCTTGATTGATTTTACACCCATCTCGATAAGAGTAACAAATGTTTGGTACAGGAGTTCTTTCTATTCCTTCATTGTGATAAAAATCATCCGTTCCATGATACTTTTCAACATATTCTTTTGGATTTTTCATCCAGTATTCATAGATTGCAGTATTATCTTTCCACACCATAACACTAGAATTGTACATAGACTTGGTGGGATATTTTATTTTATGCACAACTCCTTTCCACTTAGAATAGATTAGTGAAAACTTATCATCATGCTCTAAGATAGATTGAATATCTCCATGAATAATAACATCCAAATCAAAGAAAATTTTTCTATCGAATTGATTTAGTTCTGGTGCAACAAACAAGCATAGTTTGTACCATGCTGCCCACCAGTTTTTCCATGTTAGGTATTCGGATAGGTTGATAGAAACTACATTAACACCATCTACAATTCCTTCAATATTATCTGTAAAACAGAAAAATGGTGCATCAGTTTGATGACGCACCATGGTATAAAGTTTGTTTACATAATCCGAACTAAACTTATCTCCAATTTTCAGGCATGTAACACAATAATTATCGATCATCTGCTGCTCGATTTTCTGAATAGTAAGCATCAAAGGTTCCTTCAGGATAACGCTTTGAAAGTTTTTTGATATTCATGTCTGTTAGTTCTTCTAAAGAAATATCAAGAGCAAGACATGCTTGTGCAACATACCACATAATATCTCCAAGTTCAATCTTTAGATGTTCAAGATTGTCTTCATTAGCAGGTTTACCTTGGAAAATAATTTTCTTTACAATTTCCATAAACTCACCAGCTTCTGCAGAAATACCAACTGCACCAGTAAGAAGCCGATGAATTTCTAGACCACCATCTTCAAGTTCTTGAATACGAGAAACAAATGCATCTTTATCACTAGAAGCAGGACTAGTTACTTTAGAAACAAAATCTTTATATTTTTCAAATGCCATTAGAATTTAAAATCGTTGAACTTTGCTTTTGATGATTTATTATCATCATTATTATACTCCTCTTCGTCTCCCTTGTCAAGAATGTTATCTTGGGCAGATTGTTCGCAATCATAGAGACGCATCTTAGCACGATCAATACCAACAACAAATCTCTTATTGATAGTAGGATCATTATATCTATTCTTCAATTGTTTGACCATAATTTGACCCAATTGCTCTAGTTCATCACTACTAATGAGAGCAAACATCAAGTCGGCAGTAGCAGGCAATCCAAAACTTTCCGAAGTATCGGTCAGATTTGGATCTGAACTAGTAAACCCACTTCTAGTGGTTTGAGTAGCGGAAACAATTGGAAGATCAAACTCTACTGCCAATCCACGAAGTTCTTCAGCAATCGCTTTTATATAAGAATACGAATTGACGTTGACTGCTGAACGATAGCGAGAAGATGCACAAATATTCAAATAGTCCACAAAGATAATATCTGGACGAAATGATTTCTTCAATGCAAGTTCATTGAGAAGTGATCTAAAATGTCCTACATGAGCAGACGCAGTAGGATATTCTTTGACAATCAATTTTCCATTGGTGCGTGAACTGAGTGCATTGATCTTTTTGAAGAAGGTGCTTTTTGGTAGTTCACTAATTTCCCTGATATTAGTGTTGAGAAGATTTGCGTCAATTCTTTCTGCAATCTTTTCTTCTGCCATTTCAAGTGTAATGTATAAAACATTCTTTCCTGCGACGAGAACGCTGGAAGCGAAATGGCACATGAATAAAGATTTACCGACACCAGTGCCAGCGAGTGCGATATTAAGAGTTTTGTTAGAGACACCACCAGCAGTAATCTTATTGAAGTATTCAAGATCAAAGGGGACTTTACTTTCGACCCTGTGATAATATGCGTAGCGATCTTGGTAATCATCTATGTAATCATGTCCAACATGGTTATCAAAACTGACTGCTAAAGCATCCGAAAGAATTGAAGGAATAGCATCTCTACCCTTCTTTTCATCTTGTCCATCAGCGATCTTGATACTTTCCATCAATGCCAAATAAATGGCACGTTCTTTACACCACTCTTCAGTGGTATCAAGAGCCCATTGAAAGTCTACATCAGAAGGATCAAGAGATGTAATAAGTTGTTCACATAACTTGAATTCATCTTGAGTTATGTCCGTTCTTTTTTCAAGTTCAATAAACAGAACTTCCTTGAGAGGAAGACTATCATACTTGGTAATAAATGAGCCGATCTCCTCAAAAACTACTTTATCAGTTCGTTCATCAAAGTATTCTGCTTTGATGAATGGTAATACTTTGCGAGTATACTCTTCACGATTTAGTAGGTTCTTCAGGATCGTCAGTGGAACCCTCTCCGCCATAAGTAAACTCCATTTTTGCTGCAGCATCTAGATACTGCATTAGTTCATCAGTAAAATATTTTTCTGGTTCAGCATAAATTGACTTGGCATATGCTGTAGTGCCATTGATTTCATATCTAGAACCAACCTTTTTGACAATACCATGTTTTTCACCAAGATCCAACAAACCATAATAACGATCTAGACCTCGTTCATCATAGAAAAGACGAACTTCTACCTGTTTATTTTCTCGTGTTAGACGCGATTTATTAGTCTTTGCTTTGACAATGTTTCCAACGACTTCTGTTCCTTCCTTCTCTTTCGACTTGCTGAGATAAATGATAGTACTAGCGGCATACTTAAGCCCGCTGCCACCACCCATTTCTTTTGTAGGAACGTAAGATCCAATAACATCGTAGGTATGGTTAGTAACGATAAGAGGAATGTTTGCCTGACCAAGTTTTAGGGTTAGCATTCTAAATGCTCCCTTTACAAGTTGTGATTTTGTCATGTCACGAACTTGTTTTTCACTTAGAGCGTCAGTAATCTCCTTATCGGTGGAAAGCATTCCTAAGGAGTCTAGCACAAACATACAAGGTTTGCGCTGATCTACAGATTTCTTTAAGTATATATCTACAGCTTTGAGTGCCTTATTACGAAACTCCTCAACTGTTACAACATTGATGACTACCAATCGATCAGTAGGAACACCACGACTTTCTAGAAGTGACTTAGTAATCGCCGCTTCTGTATCAAAGTACAGAACATAACTTTCTGGATTGCTTTCTAAAAAGTTTTTTACAACAGCAAGACTAAAAAAGGTTTTACCTGTAGATGTTTCTCCCGCAATTGCTGTAATTTTATTACCAGATACACCGCCAAAAATAGATCCACTGACTAGTGCATTGAAGATATAAGAACCAGTGTCTACATACGTTTCTTCTTCAACAATATCAGATGCAATGTTTGTATATTCGTCTTTGATTTCTTTTAGAATATCTTTTAGAAAGTCCATTATGCTACCATCCCGTACTGTTCACGAAGAATTTTTTTATATGGCAAATCTTGTTCCATAAGTTCTTTTACTAATTTTAGTTTTTCGTAAAGTGCTGTATCCCCACCAAAAGACATTGCATTTACAATAGTATTCAGTTCTTCACTAGTAATTGGTAAATCCATAATCACAGTATTTTTATCCATTATAGCACTACACGAAGAAACTATCAAGTGTGGAAGTCTTTTCCACAGACCATCCAATACTATCAAGAAGTGTCTTCAATGGTTCTAAAAATGCTTTGTCAAATTGTAAATCATAATCAATATAATTCATAAGACCCAGTTCCATTGGAAATTCATTGATGAATGAAATGACATTCTCATGTATTGGATTTGGTTTTTTCAAATAACAAAACTTGATTTTTTCTCCATTGTTGATGGTATTATATTTTTCAGAAAGTTTCTTTTCCTTTATGTAGTAATTGAACAATAATGCTCCTCTTGTATGAATTGGAGTTCCTTTTGCGTAGATTGAAAGATTGCTCTTATACTTATCTACATCAGAAACTGTGCGTGGAAATGCAATTTCGTTTGGTGGCAATTTCTTGAATAGAACTCTAGACTTTTCAATGAAGTCAATTACATCATCTTCAGTTCCATTCATCATCAACTTTAGTGCATCCTTGATCATTGATCTACATGGTGCAGGAGTTGAAGATTTTACTGCTTCAATACCCATGATCTTGAGTTTAGGTTCACTGAAGCGAACACCTTCAATATCCCAAGCATTGAGAATGTATCTTTTCTTTGCAGTCCAGATACCACGTTCAGCGATTGTTTCTCGCTTCATGAACATCTTTTGTTCATAAGCGTTTACATATTGTGCCAGTTCTTCGTAAGAATTCGAAATATATTTTTCAAGTTCCATCTGACAGATCTTGTCAAGGAACGAAACAATGCTTTCAGCATCTTTCTCTCTTCCCTTGTATACACTGTCAACCAGAGGACCGAGATTGAGATATATGCTATCGGTATCAGAAGCAACCACATAATCGACATCATCAGTCTTGAGGATTTTGTTTATATAGGAATTCATTTTCGCTTCGATCCATCGTATACTGAGCTGACCCCCGAGAGTAATTGCCTCAGCATTATCCAACTTATAGTAACGAAAATAATTATTCCCGATAGCACCATAAGCACTATTGAGTTGGATCTTTTTTGCCATCTGGATGTTGTTGCATCGTGCAATCTCCCGTTCCAGTGCCTTAGTCTTCTTCTTCTCATATTCTTTTTTTGCCTCCAACATTTTCTTTTTGAAGATCACACGTTCATTATAAATTCTCTCCATCAATACTGGAAGGAACCCACGTTTCTTAGTAGTAAATTGAGCTCCATTAGGGCATACAGTTACACCGTCAAGTTGACTAAGATCAACTTCTTTATTCAGAAGTTTATCAACACTAACGCCAGGAAACTTCCTATCAAGAAGTGTTTCTGGTGAAATGTTGTATTGCATAATCAAATGTGGATATAGACTGTTCAAGTCAAAACTAACAATCCAATCATACACACCAGGAATAGGTTCTTTTACATAAGCACCAGCATACTTCTCATTTTTGTTTTCATCTTTCTTTGGAGGAATAACAATATTCTTTTTCTTTAGATCATTATAAATGATCATATCCCACATACGGACTTGATAGAAAACGTCGTGAAAGTTTACCTTAGCATCAAATGCCATAGTGACTGCTAGTTCAACGAGTTTCATCTTTTCCTCAAGTGCGTCAACCAATCGCACGTCTTGGATGTTATACTCTACAAACTTTTGCCAATCCTTAGTATAAAACTCTTTGAATGTATCAAACTCAGAGTGGTCAAGTTTCTTTTTACCAAGTTCTACTTCACCAATATAATCAAGGCGATAACTTTCTTGTGCTTTATAAGTAAATTTCTTATAAAGATCTAAGTAATCTAGAACAGTAATACCGCCAATGTCATAAACTAGATGCTGACGACCAGTAAGAGTAATCTCTTCATTAGTAACAAGTCCCCAAGGAGAAAGAATTTTTACTGCCTTTTCTCCAAGAACTCTTGCAATACGTTTTGCAAGATATGGAATGTCATATAATGTACAGTTCCATCCAGTAATTACTTCTGGAGTATTGACTTGCCAATAACCTAAAAACTGATTGAGAAGATCGTATTCATCTTTGCACTCAACATACTGAACTTCTGGATCATTGTTTTGAAATTTACCTTGCCCAAAGGTAATAATCCTTTTTGTTGCATAATTTTGTAATGTAATACAAAGCATCTCTTCATCACACTTTGCAACAGTAGGAAACCCACGTTCTGATGCAACCTCAATATCAATTGTTACGAGTTTCATCTTTTTGAGATCAAACTCAATATGATCTTCAGGATATTTTTCCGAAATATACTGATAGATGTATCTTGTGTTTCCGTAAATCTCAAACCCTTCTACATTTTCATGGGTTTTGATAAACTCACGACAGTCTCTTACGCTTCCTGGTTGAATTGCTTGTACATACTTTCCTTCTAATGTTTTGTATTTGGTTTTCTTTTGACTTGGAACAAACAGTGTTGGTTCAAATCTTTCACGGGTAATAAAACTTTTACCATTCTCAAATCCGCGAACGAGAAACTCGTTCCCAACCATTTGAACGTTTGTGTAATACCTCATTCAGCAGTCAACGATTGATACTTATCCAAAAATTCTTTATTAGGATCCACAATAGTCAAGATACTATCTGAATGGATCATCATTTCAGATTGAGTAGTAAATGCATTCATCCATGGAATTAGACCAGTTTCAGCAATTACAAACGGTTTGATTAGTTTGCAATCAGGTTCCCCAAGTTCCGATGGTACTTCCTCAATTCTACTAATCAAAATAATATTAGTCTTCAAAAATAAAATTTTGATCATGGTAAAGACAGCTTCTGTGTCTTCAATTCTACCACTGCCTTGCGTACCTTGTCAACATATCCGCTGTTACGTAGTTCTTTGAACACAAGATTTTCAAATCCATATTCACCAAACTTATCTAAAGAAGAATTCCTTGCTGTGTTTAGTTTCTTTAGAATTGCACGAAGTCCAGTTTCATTATTACCTCGGATCAATGTGTCAATTTTATTTTTGATATTATTAGTTTTCTTTTCCAATTCTGCTTCGTCAAGTTCTCCCTCAAACTTTTGAGGTTTTTGAACCCACTTGTTTTTTAGTATACTATAAACTCCCTGACTTTTTCTTCTCGTAACTCCAGGTTTTTCAATGTAAGGTTCTAAATCTGCACCATAAACCTTTACATCATGTGTGAATGACCATAAAGTTTTTTTGTCCTTGAAGTAATCATCCAACAGTTCAGGATCACACTGAGGAAGATACTTTGGATCTACAACCAAATGAACATCAATGTCTGAATATGGAGTATAGTTATATCCAGCATTACCACCAAGCATCAATACATCTTTGATCGCTTTACTATCAAGTTCAACGTATTCTGCAAATGCATCAGCAAATCTGAGAAAGGCAGTTCTGATATTTGACTTCAGAACATACCCATCCCAGAATGTTGGATTGAGTTGATCTCTAAATTTCAGCGTCAGACTTTCATTTAGTCTTCTCAAATCTGACGCTGAAATATGTCTTCTTATACGACTATACAAAACACTTCATTCGTTTTGAAGTATTTAGAGGTAATCTTTTCTTCTTTGGTGCTCAGGAACTACCCTATGGAAATCAATAATTACCAACCCATCTTTATGCTCAACCTTATCCACCTGTAAATCTTCTGGCATTCTCCAGATGCGAGAAAACTTACGGAAAGCTAACCCTCGATGGATGTAAGAAACTGCATCGTCGTTATCTTCTCGGTTGCCTTCTACATGAATACAACCTTCTTCTGTATAGACTTTGATTTCATCACGATAAAAACCTGCTACAGCAAGTTCAAGTCTAACTCCATCTTTTGTTTTGATAATGTTATGTGGTGGATAGTTTTGATTTGAAATACTATCCAAATACGTCCTGGTTTCAGGCACGCTAAGTGTAATTGAATGTGAACCAAACATAGTGACCTCTTTGAGCGTCTAGTGTGAATGTCCCTTACGGCGACATTACTAATTATATAGTATCCAATAAAAAAGCGGGTCGTAAAAACCCGCGTCTTTTATTCGGTTATCACTGTTCTGTTCGTTTTTTACCAATATTATATTTGGTTTCCAACACCCATTCTCCCTTTTCCTTGTATGCAATCACTTTGATTTGATTGAGTGGTGCAATATCAGAAATCATATCTGGCTTGATAACTTCAATCAAACCCCAGTCAGCAAGGAGTTGAATAATTCTATTTCTACGCTGAACATCATTGATGCTAAGATTTGCTCTCTTACCATCAAGGGCAAATAGTTCTTTGAAATGAACGATATAATACTTGCCTTGCTTATGTAGAATATGACAAGATTGATATAGTTTCTTTTCTTTTCTTGATGCAACACCGATCCTGGTTAGTGTCTCACGAACCTTGAGAAAATCATCAGGCTCTGCAAGTACAACTTCAACCATCTTATCGGGAGACCAATGGTATTCGGGCTCGACGACAACACTCATTTTATTCCTCCAGTATCAAGTTTCTTTCTAATGAACGTTAGTTGATCTTCTGTTA